CATTATCAAACGTCTGACTCTGCAACAGCAAATTATGCGGTGCGTATTGCAGTTGCCCTGTTGGGCTGAATCTGGTGGCGTTGGATGCTCGGCTGAAGGTGATAAGGCTAGAGAATGTTGTCTGGGTGAGATTCCCAGAAACATCATCTACAAGATAGTAGCCCGGTTGCACCCCCGGCACACCGCTAGATCCAACGGTGTAATCCATATACAAACTCGGATCGGAGGATAAAGCTGATCCCCCGTTCCAAGTTGCAGCAGGCAGCGAGAACCCAAACCCGACCGACATTAGAACACCCGCACCATGTTAGTAGCGGTCGTGCCGGTACTCCACACCCTTAATACCTGCACGGGCAACACCGTCCCAGTCGGGACTGCGGTAAAGGTTACATCTGTTCCCTGAGCAGTAGTAACCTTAATGTTTCCAGCACCACCAACCCAAATAACAGAAGGGGTGCTCAGGTTTACAGTATTGCTGGGCGTAACCGCCTCTGCATCCCCGGGAAACATTGGGAATGTCGGAGAATACTGAGTCTTAGCCATGTCAACCTCAATTTAAGAACAACGGTGGCATGACGGACTCCTATTACTGGTCAGCAAAAGCAGGAGCAGTTGCACCAGTGACGCTACCCCACACCTGCCAGTTAGTTCCGTTAATCGCCAGAACGTTGATCTGCGCAGCAGCCGGGACATTGACCTGAAGCTTGCTATTAGAGTTCCCGTCCGAGAACACAACAGACGCAGCACCATCATCGGTGTCGTTAAACGCAACACCACCAATAAAGTAATTGGTGTTCGACCCGGTGTTGATGATGAAGTCCGTAGCGTCAGCAGCACCGCCGCCATACACGAACGTAAACATCAGACCTGCAACAGGAGCCGGGAGAGTATAGGTGTTGTCCTGCGTACCGTTGGGGACAATGTTGATCCGGCCAGCGTTAACAGCGGCGGTTAACGAAGCATTACCATCAGCCAGCGATACAGGGGCTGCAACTACGCCAGAACTGGAAAATGCCGGACCGACTGTGACAGCGCCGGTAGAAGAATCGACAGAGATGGTCTCAAAACCATTCTGCGAACGTACCGGGCCGGAAAAAGAAGTATTAGCCATCTAATCCTCACATGCGAGTAGCGCGTATCAGTCTGCATGTCGTCAGCCGGGACTGTCTGATACGCGGGATAACCCCGGAATGGTTCTTTGTATCAGTTTGCGGAGGGAGTGTCAACAGTTCTACTGCGCTTTTCATCTTCTCGTCTGCAAAATATACAAGCACCTTTTACAGCACGCGGACTTAAATGTCCGCGCTCACACGGAATACCAGTGAAATACTGTTTAGCACCTTGTTCTTTTGCAAGCTGACGGGTTCTCGGCAAGTGCCGATATTCCTCTGGAATTGTTTCTGCCGAAAGCGGGGAATAAGACAGTTGATACCCGGTAAACGCCCCGGTCTGAATAGGCTTACCACTTTTACACGCCCGGATGATGGTGCCAATAGCTACACCATACGTATCCCGGATATGAGTAAGGCTGGGATATTGAACAAGTGCGCCGTCAGGCTGGCGGGCATAAACAGTCTTCTGAAGGTCATCAGCATTAACAGGTCGTCTGCCATAGAAGTGTGACTCCTCTCCCCGCTTAACAGCGGCTATAACGTTGGCACGGCCTTGCTCGGACATCTTCTGTCCTTTCATCTTACTAGGCCTGCCTTTCTGAGCAGCGCTAATCTTGGCTTTTATTTCCTCAGAAAGCTGCTTGCCGTACCGGTAGTGCTGATCCCCTTTTGCTTTGCCAGTACGGTTCTTACTTGTTTTAGCTTTGCTTTCTTCGGTATGCGGAATGCCAAGTCTCGGCACAAAAGCATCGGTATTAATGTTGTAGCAGTCCGGCTGGCCCACACACCGAATCAAGTACGTGTTCTCAACATCAAACGTACTGCGACCTTCTGGCACTTCTTCTAGCACTTCAAACACAAACATATCTGCGCCGTACTTCTTCCACGCCGCTTGTAAGCGAGGGTTCTTGTGTTGATTACGTTTTAGATCGTATACATGTTGCCAGCGCCGCCGCTCGAACGATTCCGCGCTTCCAATGTAGTAATGATCATTCGCCATGTTTGTGATGCGGTAAATAACAGCCATCTTGGCCTCCTGTGGGTAACAGCCGTTATCATGCTACACAACTTTATGCTTGTCAATCGCTCACTAGCTTTGTATCGCAAATAGGCAAGAAAAAGCCCCCTTTCGGGGGCTCTCAAGCTCTCGTAAGTGCTTGATTTTACTGCAATTAGCTCGCCCCAGGCGACCCATATATGCCGAGCGGGTCAGAAACGCCGAAGCTGTAGCGCTCCCTTGCCTTATACCTAGCGTTCCCGGTATCGAAGTCGCCATCCATAGAGGTGGAGAGCGGCGTACGGACGAAGTGCTTAAGTCCGTTGGGAACGTCGGTCGTCAGGAACCACGCGTTGGTATCGGTCAGGAAGTGGTTAACTGCATAGCCTTCCGGGATCGAACCATTGCTCTTGATAGCGTTGATGTCGTTATCAGCCGTCGAGACACGGAGTTCCGTTTCGAGCAGACGGGTTGCAACGAACATGAGCGCCGGGGGAACAATGAGTTTCCGGGGTTTTGCAGCGATCAGCAGACCACGTTCATCGGTCCACGCAGCGATCTGAATGACAGCCGCCTCAAGGGAGGTTTCATTCAGGTCAGCGCCGGTAGACGGACGGTTGCTGTTGGTGCCACCAGAGACCAGCGGGTGAGCGGTCGAGAACAGGCTAACGCCGTCGCCGTAGGTCACAGCGGAGCTAAAGCCATTGTTCAGAACGGCGGCAGCTTTCACCTGTTTGGTGTAAGCCATAGCACGGGCCAAAGCTTTGGTATAACGAGCCGAGAGGCTGTCATACAGGTTGTCTTCCATCGCCTCTTCGGTGATAGAGAAACCCATCGCAATGGTTTCGTGGTTATAACGTGCAGTCCATGCTTCTTGCGCATTGTCGTACGCAATCGCCTGACCTTCGTTTTTCACCGGGGCTGCGGAGAAACCAGCAAGCTTGGTCTCTTCTTCAAACGAACGCTCAGAGGTCTCCGTTTCGTAGATCTCTTTGTGTTCTTCGCCGTAGCGGTTGTACTCCAGACCGAACAGGGCGTTAAGTCCCGGCAGGAGTTCTTTCAGTAGTTGTGCGCGTGAAATAGCCATGACTTAACTCCTTTAGGCCGTCGCGGTGGCAGCGTAATACTCATGCTGGCCGAAGTTGAGCTTAACAAGCAGCTCGGGGTACTGGGTAAACACCAGCGTTGAGCTTGAAGCAAACGCCACAGAGGGAGCTTGATTCAGAACGAACGAGGTGGCACCAGCGCTAGCAGCGGTATCGACAAACGAACCGGACGGGATGTACTGACCGTTAGAAGCAAGACTGCCAACATCCGTACCAACCGGCAGAGCAAATGGCAGAGCCGAGCAGGTAACGGTTGCGGTCGAAATGCTGGTGTAGGTTGCAGTACCAAGCGAAACTGCCGTCTCGGGCACAACACCGATAACCCGAATTGGGAGCGAGTCGGTCGTTGCCGGAGTATCGGTCGGGGCCAAGAGTGCGTTCAACGAGTTGCCGGTGTTTGCATTGCCGGTGTTGTTGATACACGCAAGGTTCTGACCGATCATGGCGCGAGCGCCAGAAGCGATAACGGTCGTGGCCGAGCACACAGCAGCTTGGAATACCGTATCCGGGTCATCACAAACATAAGCAACTGCATCACCAGCCGCCGTAGAAGCGGGCCAGTATTGCGAGAATTGCTTCTGCTTGGTCGTCGGGTTGGTGTACGAGCAGCCAAGGAATACACCAACGAGGGTGCCAACAGTGCCGGTCGAAACGCTGATACGCTCAAGATTGCCGCGAACCAGAGCTACGAAGTCACCATAAAAGATGTCCGTGCCATACGCGTAGTTGATGTTGTACATACGCGTAGACCCCGAGAACACCTGCCCACCGATCAGATTGATCGGCTTTAGCCCGTAGGGCTTATCAACAGTGGGGTAAGCCATTTAAGACTCCTGATTTATTTCGCGTTACTGCCAAACCTTACTTCGCTCCGGCGCTCCTTAAAGACCGGCATACGAGGATCGTTTTGGCTCATGAAGTGGTTGTCTACCGAGGTCATTTGACTTTCCGCCTGCTGTTCATAGAACTTATTGCGTTGGTCAACGAACTCGATTGGGGTTTTGCAAAGTAAGAGTCCACCAATCTCAATACTGTCTGGGAATCGGGGCCGTTCCCCGGTTGCCATCAATTGGATTTCGGGATGCTCAGAAGCCTTTACAGGTTCCCAACCTTCGCGGAGCTTGGAAGAAACATTTCGCGCATCGTCTTTGCCCATAAACCCTACGCGGATCCAACGGAAAGCATAACCGGGTTCCGGCGTGGGATCAGGCAAAAGCTGTGGAGGCATCCACTTTGCGGGCCGCTCGTATTTAGCACGGGTTTCTAACTCTCGGGGGGTACGTTCAGCCATTTTGTTTCCTCATCTCTTCCGCTACCGCACGGGCGTACTGCTCATTCGTCAGTCCTAACCGCTTGGCTAAAGTTTCTTGTGTCCTCGTTAACACGATCTTCCGTGGCGCAGTGTTACGTGTGGCAGGCGCTACAACGGATGCTTTCTTCACCGGTTTCTCTGAGGGGAACGCATCAGGGAAAACTTGGCGCATTTCTGCGTTAATGCGGTTGAAATACTCGTCACTCCGTGTATCAACTCCACTATCCACAAGCTCTTGGTGAATCGTTAAAGCCATCGCCGTCATTCGTTTGTTATCTCCAAACCAAGGATTGGCTTCTCGCCACGCACTTACTTTTGGATCAACTTGCGGTACGACTGGCTCTGGATCGGGTTGTACAACAGGTTTTGGTTTTTGTAAAGGGGGTTTAAAGTTATTTACGCGCTCAGCCTTGATTTTCGCGCTTGTTAATGCTTCTTGCGCTTCAACCAATTTATCGGAATCACCAGATTCATAGGCTTCTTTATATTGCCTTTTAGCCTGTTCTAATTCCTGAGCGACAACTTTTTTTGCCTGCTCTAACAGAGCCTGCTGGCCTTGGCCGAGGTTACTTTGGAGTTTTTTGTTCTCTTCGATAACGGACTGAGCAAGGCGCAGAGCTTCTTCTCGTTCACGCAAAGCCGCCTCTTTGGCTCTACGTTCTTCGTGATATCCCTTGGAAAAGTGCTGAATACGCTTCTTGGCGCTTTCAGAATAGCTGGCAAGCTCTTCATCAGTAACATCGGCAGGAGCCTCTTTCATAGGAGGGCGGTTGCGATCTTCTTCCGGCGTGTCGTCTACTACTTCTACTTCGACATCGCTTTCGACTGATACTTCCAGCTTTTCTTCTTCTGCCTTTGCCGGTTTTTCATCCGGGAATTTAAATTTTTCTCCATCCATGATTAAGCCCTCGAAATGCCACGCGGATCTTCTACAACGGCTTCCACAGAATCGTCGTTGATCAGACGAAACTCTCTGCCGTGAATCTTGATTCTGGTTCCTGTATTAGGCCGGACCAGAATAAAGTCCCCTTTCTTGCATGAAGGCCCGCTAGGGAACCGTTCTTTGTCTTTATAACAATCCGGCCCGAGCGCAACTACAAACAAAACCGGCGACATTACTTCTTCGTAATGAAGCGTTTGTCCGGCTTTGACTAGCCCGCTTTCGTATTCATCTTCAATCTCTGGTAAAGCACAGAGAATGTGATACGTAACAGGCATAGGCAGTTGCTTTGCCTTTTCCTCCGGGGTCTCCGGAAGGTGTGTGGGGATAGAATTCTCCCCGGTGGCGATCAAAAGCTCACTCATCGTCATACTCCAGTTGTCGCACAAGGTCGGTTACGAGGGAATGTGCAAGAGAAAGACCTTGGATTTCTCCTGCCATTGCTCTGTATTCGGCGTAATCTCGCGCTGAACCGTCCGCAAGCGCTTTTGAGATAGTTTCCCGCCGGTCATTAAGTTCTTTAATCACTACGAGGATCGCAGTAGTGTTCATCTATTGGTTACCTTTTACCTTTTGGTGGGCTTGGTGAGGTGTTTCAACATGTCTGTTTTCAGCTTTTTGTCTATAGTTCGCTCTTGATTTTGAATTCTTGCCACCTCTTTTTGGGCTTCAATAGCCAGTTTTTCCTGCTCTAGCCTGAGTTTTTGTTGAGCAATCTCGTAATCCCTCTGGCTATCAGCTTCTTTCCGCTTTAGCTCCTCTGCCCGCAATTGGAGTTCCGCTTGTTGCATCTGCAACATTGGGTTTTGCGCCATTTGCTGCGCTTGTTGCTGCTGCGCCTGGGCTTGATTGGTTTGTAAAAGCTGTTGTGCAGCTTGCGCTACGAGCCTAGAGAGCTGGACTTCGACTTCTTCTGGAAGTTCCGCGTCCGGCGGGGTCATAGGGACACCTAATTGCTCTTCTACTTGGCTCCGATACCTAAACGCCATGTGTTCTGCTACGTGAGACATGATGGCACCTTGAATCTGCTGAGCCATTGGAGTTTGACCAATCATTTGCATGATTGTCGGGTCTTGTAACAGGGCTAAATGGGTAGCTATATGCGCTTGGTGATCCTGATAAATGAACGCTTTTGTGGGTTTTCCTGTTAAGAAACTCATGTTTTCTGACACAGGATCACGCGGCTTTTGGTCATCCTCAATAGGTACTAACTTTTCTGCGTTTTTAACCCCCAAAACCTCCAGCATCTGCCTGTGAAGCTGGGGCAGGTTATAGATCTGAGGTGCGCCTTGGGCTAATTGAAGCGCAGCTTGGTACTGCATGATCCTTTGCGCCATCGTTGAGGCGTTAGGATCAGATACAGGGATGACTTCTACGAGGTCATAGTCGGACTGTTTAACGTCCCTATTACCTCCCACCGGGGTATAGCTGTAATCCGGCGGCATGTAGTCACGAATGATCTTCTTAAGTAGCTTGAACTCCATCTTGAGGCTGTCGTGGACACGAGCTTGAACCGCGCTCATGGTCTTTAACTGTCTCTCAAGGATTGCTAACGTCGTCCCGACAGGAGCTTGGGCGGACATATCGCTGATCTTAAGATCTGCGATACCTACCAGTCTGCGGGCGTCATCTGTGATCTTTTCCAACAGCGCCGCAAGAACCTGACTGGGTTCTTTGTAAGGAAGCGGCATGATGTTTTCACGCACCGACCCACTAGGTACGTCTACATCTCGGAACTCTCCGGGGGCGATAGGAGTGTCATCTCCTTTAATCCTAAGACCTCTGGTCTTAAGACCGCCCGGCAGGTTTGAAAGAGTTCCAGCATCTACCAACTGCCGAATAATGGACGTTCCCGCTCGGGCGTAACCACCAATAAGGTGGATATACCCCAATCCATAAGCGCCAAATCCGTTAATAAAGTTGTACTGGACAAAGTGTTGACGCTTTTGTTTTAAGGGATCGCTTTCTTCGTAATTCCTACGAATGGCTAGAACCTTAGTAGACCCTCTATCAATCGTGATGACATAAGGAAGAGCTACGCCATCCGGGTCTTCGTAACCCGGCAGGTCATAGTCAACATGGATCTCTAAGACTTGATACCGATCATCATCCGTCAGGCTGTAGCCTTGCTCTTCAGCTTTCTTCTTTTCGATATCAGTAAAGATCCGAACGGGGTCACCTAGGTCAATATCTCTATAGAAACCTGCCACCTGTAGCTTTTTCAGGTCGTTCTTAGGCTTCCTCATAACGTGCGCTACGCGCCCAGCGCTATAGATATTAGACACCCCGTACGGCATGATGATGTCTTCTGCCGGGATGAACGGCGCTGCTTGTCTACCTAAACTAGGATCGTAGTAAACCTTCTTGAATGCACTGCCACTTAAGCCTAGTGCATATAAAAGTCTTTCATGTTCCGAACGATACTCAATCATCTCGTCCGTTAGACGGTAGTTCATATCGTCACGGACACGTTCAGCGGCTTCTTTGTTCTGTTGGGTTTCCTCTCCGATGATCTGCGTCTTAACCGGACCTTGGGCCGGGAAAGTCTCAGTAATCATCTCAGACTGAAACCTGATGGCAGCTTCTGTTAAGACAGGACTATAGACACCACAAGCACCTAACCAAGGCTCTGCTCTCTCTTCGTACTTCATCCCAAGGACTTCTAGTCCTTTTACGAACATATCTGCCCAGTCTTTCCTAGAATTGATGTCGTCATCTACCTGACCTAGCAGGTCAGACGAGATCTTCTCTAGTTCACTCTCATCTATAAGTTCTGCCAAGTTGGCATCGAACTTTGTCTCTTC